GTGCAAATGGACTTCGTTGAACGCTGGATTTGCTGCGGTGTACTGGACGGGCAGGACGTTTTGGCAGACGTCTCCGCCCTCCGAGCACCCCACGACGATTTAGCCGAGGACCACATTGAATACACGCATGATCCCACCCAGCACCACGTGACCGTTAACCCGGTTCGCGTGGTTATAACGGATAACGGGGAAGCCCTGCCGGCACTTGATCGTGCCAGCGACTGCAGTTCAGAATGCCCCACAGACTCGGAGTTCGACGGGAGTGAGGCTGATGACAGTAGTGACGATGAGAGTGTGAGCTGCGCATACCGCCAGTTGGTAGTTGACTGGAATGAGGTAGTAGCGGCCGCTCGAGTCCTTGGTGCCGTGCCAGCTGAGGGGCACGAGCATAACTCTCCTTTTGGGTCTCCAGAAGAGTACGACCAAACCATTCGTGGGTTGGTAGCACTCATGGTGGGCACAGGGGAGAATGGACACCGCTGCCAGTACCATGGTGCGGTGCGCCGAGCCGTACAAGCAGCTGCGCGGATAGCCTCCGTGCCGGCGAGTGAGGAACTCGCGGCGTGGGCGGCGTTGTACGCCAGCATGGAGCTTGACTACAGTGAGGAGTGCATCGTAACCGAGGGAACCAGTGGGGGGCCTAACGGTCCAACTGAGCCATCAGCGAATGGTAGTGGTGAGCAGTCGCCGGACAATGGGGCCGACGACAGCAAACCCCGTGGGTCAACAACTAAGCAACAACCAGCGGTCATTCCGCAGGGTGTGCCCACGAGCGTTTTCCGGCTAGCCCAGGATGTGGTGGAGGTGAAGAGACACCGCCGCATTCGTAAGGCTACCCCATACGCGCGCGCAGTGGTTAGCGAGATCAAGAACCGCCTGGGATGCCCAGAACCAAACACAGCCAACAAGCTTGCTGTTAGACGCATGGCAATCAACATCATGGATCGACATGGTGTTCGACCATCACACGTGCGCAACACAGTCGAGCTCGTAGTGGCCGGTGTGTTCCTCCCAGATGAGCAGGATCTACGCGGGGCAAAGCTATTGCAATCCGTGAGTATGGCGGCACTCCGAGAGGAGGTGGCCGACGCAGGGCCCAAATCGGTGTGGTACAACCTCGCCCATCCGTTCCGTTCGCGGCGGGTGGAGAGGGTGCGCCGTGCCTAGGGGGGCCTTGGCGTTGTGCACGGTATTAGTCACGAGACGAAGTTAAGTGACCCGAGGTGTACCGTGAACAGACACGCTAAGGAAACCTCAAAACCGCGGACGTTGTACTCGATTTCAGAGTTGTCAGGCAACGTCGACCTAGCGGTAAACAATGCTGACATTAGCACATTGGAGTGTGCGCTTATGGAGCGCATGTACTACTGCAAAGTTGGTTCCGACTTTGTAGCTCCACCACCAGTGGACAAGGGTCTGTTCACTGAGAGGTTGAATGATTTCAAAACCGCTCTGCTCGGAGAAATGAGAAACGCCACCCGTTGGTCGTACCAGCAAGTCTTGGATACATATACGGGTCGACGCCGAACGATCTACCAGAACGCTATGAAACATTTGACCCAGATAGGTCTGTCCCGGAACGACGCGCATTCAATAGCGTTCGTCAAGATGGAGCTTGTCAATCCAAACAAAGCACCACGCTGCATACAACCGCGCCGGCCAGCGTATAACTTGAGCTTAGGACGATACATTAAGTCCATTGAGCACAAGATTTACAAGGCCATAGCGAAGGTGTACGGCGATGGCCCCACTGTCATGAAAGGGTTCAACGTCAGTGAAATTGGTGCTATTGTGCGTGGCAAGTGGAAGTCGTTTCGGAAACCTGTGGCTGTCGGTCTCGACGCCACGAAGTTTGACATGCATGTGTCG